CTGCGTTACGAACCTACCTAAAAACCTATTCCGGTCTCAAATCGGGCGCGCCGGTGTGGGTGCAGTATTTGGGGAATGTGCCAACTGAGTATTCGATTGTGCCGCTGCCAGGCAACAAGATTGTTGAGAATTACATCAATGGCGATAGCCTGCGGGAATTTCCGTTTGCATTTCAAAGCATGGAAAGTACAGCCGACGACTTAGCGCGGTTGGAAAATCAAGGTTTTTACGAGGCATTCGCGGACTGGCTGGAAAGTCAAACAGACAGTGATGTTTTGCCCGACCTGGGCGCTGGCAAAAAAGCAACCCTGATTGAAGCAACCAATTGGGGCTATCTATTTGAAGAAGGTGAGAGCGATAGAGGTATTTATCAAATTACTTGCCGATTACAGTACGAACAAGCACGGTATGAAGTGCCGAAACCGGAAGAACCTGAAGAACCTGAAGAACCGGAATAAGAAAGGATAAAAAAACTATGACAAGTGAAACAGTTAAGAGAAGTAAGTTTCAAACATTTTTGAATATCAAGCCTGGCGAAACTGCCGATTATGCGTTGATCGGTGACGGCGTAACGACTGGAACGATCAACTATAATCCGCAAACTACCGAAGAAACCTACATCCACCAGGACAGTGGTACAACGGAAGTCGAATCCTACCGTCCGCAGTTTCCGGTTGAAATGTCCTGTAAAAAAGGTGATGAAGTATTTGATTTTATTGATGGGTTGCGGAAAATCCGTGCCGTTCTGGATGCTGCCAAAACTGATATTGTGATGGTGTATCTGTATGAGGACCCTGTAGGCAGTGAGTATCCTGCCGAAAAACAGAATGTCTCCATTGCCATTGACACGTTTGGCGGCGACGGTGGGGTGAGCAACAAGCTCAATTACACAATCAACTTTATCGGTGATGCCGTTGTTGGCACGTTCAACCCGACAACCAGTGCATTTACACCGAGCCCTTAGTTGCGCGCCTGACTACGTTGGCGGTAGGCGCACTGACTTTAAGTCCAACATTTGATCCAGCCTGGTTGTTTTACACGGCCAGCACAACCGACGCGACAAATACGATTACCGCAACATCAACTGTGGATGGAGCGACTGTAGTTATTCTCAACGGCGAAACACCGGTGGATTCTGGTGATCCGGCAACCTGGGTGGAAGGCGTGAACCATGTGACGGTCACCGTAGAAGTCGAGGATGTCGAGACGGCCGTTTATCACGTTTGGGTAACCTACGTTCCGGAGGATTAGTATGGAATCGTTACGAACTGATGCAACCATTAAGCGAGTGATGATCAACGACGATCCTGAAAAGGTGTTGTCTTTTGATCCAACAGATACGCTTTTCGTTGATCGGTTTTACGCGTTGCTGGGTGATTTTGAGGGAAAGCAAGCGGAATACGAAAAACGAGCTGAGAAGATTGACAAGGTTCAGGACGTAGACAGTCATGGTTTGCCTGTGAATATCCCCGAACGGCTGCAATTTATGAAAGACATGTGTGAAGACATGTGCGCTGGGATTGATCGGGTTTTTGGAGACAGAACAAGCCAGATGTTATTCGATGGACGTTTGTCATTGGAAGCGATTGGCCAATTTTTTGAGAGTGTTACGCCGTTCGTTACTAGTGTCCGTTCACAGAAGGTTGCTCAGTATGTACCGACTCCACCCGGGACAACGAAACGAAAGGCAAAACCAAAAGTTATGCGATGAATTTACTTGTCGAGGAATTACCTATTGCTGTAGAGATAGATGGTCGGGAATATCCAATATATACGGACTTCCGACATTGTTTGCTGGCGATTATTGCGTTTGAAGATACAACTTTGACCAATTTCGAACGGCGGGCTATTCTTCTGGCAAATCTGTATCCAAAGCTACCGCATGATACGGTGCAAGCTATTCAAATGGCGGTCAAGTTTCTGGATGGCGGAAAATCCAGCGATTCGGGTGAAGAAGGCGGCAGCGGCCCGCGACTGTATTCCTTCTCGCAGGATTCAGATCTGATTTTCTCTGCTTTCAAGCAAACGCATAACATTGACCTCGTTGATACTGAGTATCTGCATTGGTGGAAATTCCTTGCGCTGTTTTCGGATTTGGGAAGTGAAACGGCGTTCTGCAATTTGGTGGCTCTTCGCAAGAGAGTCAAAACTGGAAAAGCCACCAAAGAGGAACGACAGGCGGCACATGAAATGGGTGATCGATTTGATGTTCCAGAATTGGACGTTCGAACACTGGAAGAGCGTGAGAAAGAAGCTGAATTCTTGAAACTTTTTCATGGAAGGCATAAGCGGGGCGCTTCTAATACTGAGTATCCGGTTGGAGACTAACAAATGGCAGCAGGTTTTGACGGTTCAATTCGAATAGATACAAGCATTGAAACGAAAAACTTTTCAGCGGGTGTGAAGCGTATCGGTACCGCTTTGCAAGCTGGAATGAACGCGGCGAAAGGTGCAGTCATGGAAACTGTGGCGGCGGTTGGGTTGTTGGCTGCCGGTCTTGCTGTTGCGGTGGGGGCGATGGTTGGATTAGCAATAGCTGCTGTGTCTATGGGTAAAAAAATATTTGATGCACTATCCAATTCAATAAGCAAAACTTCAGCATATTATTCCACAGTTACCCAACTTCAAGGTGCGTTTAATGGTCTCAAGGGTGCATTTCTGGGAGCGTTTGGTACTTTGCTGAATGCAGCACTTCCGGCAATACTGACAATCGTTAACTGGTTGACTCGTTTGATCAATTTAGCTGCGCAGTTTATTGCGGCGCTTACAGGGCAATCAACTTATATGAAATATGTGGAAGGAAGTGCAGAAGCAACGGCTAAGGCGACTGGAGCGGCGGCTAAAAACACAGAAAGACAGGGAGAAGCTGCTAAAGGGGCATTGGCTGCCTTTGATGAAATCAATGTGTTGCAACAACATGAAGAACCGGATTCTGGTGGGGGCGGGGGTGTTGCTGGTGGTGGTCCGATGCAGTTTGAAGAAGCGCCGATATCTGAAGCAATCGCCAGGTTGGCAGAGAAGTTCAAAACTGCTTGGGAAAACATCAAAACATGGGCTGTGAATGCATGGACAAACATTCAAGTGGTGTGGTCAGCAGTTTCAACGTGGTTCATGGAAAATGTTTGGGGCCCGGTATCTTCTTGGGCTGCTGAAGCTTGGAACAATATCAAACTTTGGGCGCAAGAAGCCTGGGTGCAAATACAGGCAGATATTGCATGGTTACAGGAAAACGTATTTACGCCGATTGGGGAAAGAATTGCTTGGCTGGCTGAAGTTTTCCGTACTTGTGCCGCGCAGATATATTCCGGTTTTATCATGCCAATCGTAAATTGGTTCAAAGCTACCCTGTGGCCGGGTATCCAACAAATCATTCAGTATATCGTACACATGGTGAGTGGATTTGTCGCTACAGTGCAGGAAACTTTCCGTATTGGGTTTGAAGTAGTCCGCTCAGTTGCCATGAATATTTGGACTGCACTGGTTGGAATTGTCAATGGAATCATTACGACTATTGGTGGAATTGTGCAATTCTTGACTGGTGTATTTACTGCTGACTGGAAACTTGCTTGGGAGGGAATCAAGAATATTTTCAAGGGTGTATGGGAAGCGGTCAGCAGCATAGTAAAGGGTGTGGTCAATTCGATCATCGACTATATCAACGGAATGATAAGAGCTGTTGTATATGCCATAAACACGATGATTGAAAAGATTAATGCTGTAAAAATAAATATTGCTCCAATGAAGATTGGCAATGTGGTTGTCTTTGCCGGTGGTTCTTTCGGCTTCAATATCCCATCTGTCGGTGATCCTCCACAGATTCCACGACTTGCCAAAGGTGCAGTGATCCCACCAAATGCCGAATTTCTGGCAATGCTGGGCGATCAACGACATGGCAAAAATTTAGAGATGCCGGCTGAGTTCCTGCAAACTATGATGGATGATCTTGGGGATCGGATCATTGATGCGGTCGGACAGGGGCAAACAATACGATTTGCGGGTAATCTATCTGCATTAGTGCAGGATTTGAAACCTTATATTGACAGAGAAAATCGCAGAGTTGGTAAAAGTTTGATCAGGGGTGGGGTGTGACGATTGATTTCGTTGTCATCGACGGCAACGTTTACAACGTGCCAGTTAAATCAATTAAGCGGACTGCTGATTTTCTGGATAAGATGGCAGAGCGTACCAACGATGGGAAGTTGCACAGAGAATTGATTGGAGTGTATTTCAATTACAAGCTGCAATTCGGAACTGCGCCCATGGCTGACTATGCCGCATTGTGGGAGAAACTGACGGAACCTACAGAATTTCATACCGTTATTGTTCCGGACGAGGATGGTTCAATAACTTTCACTGCTTATTTTTCAAAT